ATTGTATTCTGTAAGATACACAAACATCTTGCCTGTTTCTACTGACTTAACAATGTTGCTATCAAACTTTTTCCTTTCAATAGCCCAACTTCTGTATCGTTTATCTCTTGACTTAACTTCTACAATGTATCTTTCGTTCTCTGCATCATAAGTGCTGTAAGGATCGCTTACTTCTACTAAGTCAAGACCAGGATATATACTGTTTAGCTTATTTATTATCTCTGTTTGTGTCATATTATTTCTCTCCATACCTGTAATAAATCCTCATTAACATCACAACCCCAACCTTTTCTACCTAATTTATCTGCTGTAATTAAAGATGAAGCTGTACCACACATAGGATCTGCTACTAAATCTCCTTTGTCTGTTGTAGTTACTATCAATCTCATCAATAATTCTTGTGGTATTTGATTAACATACAGTTGTTTGTCTTTACTTACATTTTTTACCATATTTATTTCCCACCAGTTATACAAATGCGTACCTGTGCGACCTGATTCAATAAGTTTTTTGATTCTCTTATCATTAGGATTTTTATATGGTTGCGTAAGTCTATCCATATAAACTTTTGGATTGTCTTTTGCTAACCACAATACAGTTCTATGTGCAGTAGTAAATTTTTTCTTACTGTGTCCAATGTTAGATGGATATACCCAACTAATCCATTGATGTACATTCCATCTACTGTCTTGTATAGGCTGATGCAATTCAAATATTATTTCTGGATAATTAATTAAAAATAATGAACTGTCATCATTACTGCTATCGTAAGCTAATTCCAATACATCATAAATCATATTTTTATAATCTTCAGGGTGTAAGTTGTCATTAACTTTTCCCTTGTAATTAAATCCTATGTTGTATGGAGGATCTATTATAAATGTTTGTACATTATCTATTGGTAACTCGTAAGCGTAATCACTTATAATTAGTTCTACATTGTCGTTTGCTATTCTATTAGTTATCATTCTTCTTCCCCAAACATTTCTATCCAACATCTTGGGTGTGTGCCTGTAATCATTTGTTCTCTGTAATCTCTGTCTAATGATTTAACTGCATCTTGTATGTGATAACCTTGATTAAGATAAAACAGTTCCTGTGTAAATATCTCTACAGTTCCTGTCTGCCTACAATGTAAACATTCTTTTGTTTCAATGACATACTTGTCGCCATTTTCAAAGTCGTATATTTTGTCTATTACTTTCATTTATTATTTCCCTGCACTTTCTACAATATGTTTCTACAATATATGTCGGCTCACCGAACATATCTATTTCGCCTACACCACAACTAAGACAACGCACTCTTTAGCTTGTCAATCATAGCACTAGCATTACCCTTAGTAGCTTCACCACTAGCTAGATACTTCTTAGCTTCAGCTCCAAGTTCATCTTTACCTGCATCAATAGCTTGTTCAATTAAACTATTAATAAAGTTTTTCTGTCCATCACTTATAGGATCTTCTTTCCACTTCCCATCAGGTATATCAGCCATATCTTCCTCACTTTCTTTTTCTTTTACATTACCTAGTGTTTCTATTATATTATTAACTACTTCAGTATTACCAGCTCTTTTCTCAAATTCGTTCTTAAATTTATCTACATAATCTTCTACGAGTTTAAGAAATTTATCTACATTATCGTTAGACCAATCCCCTACATTGTCGCTAATAGATTTATCCATTTTGAATCTAGTCATTTGTGTTTGATAACACTTTTTAGCAAAGTCTTTATCTTCGTTGCACATACTAAATACCATTTCTTTAAGCTGTGATTCTGTCAAGCTAGAAGGGGATTTCCCAATCTCTTGTGCTACTGGTTTTTTTTTAGGTGGCTCTGCCTTTGGTTGCACTACACCTGCGTAGTGTTCTTCCTCTGTTGTATCGCCTGTCCATAGTTCTAGTCCTATACCAAAACGCATACAACATCTTTTGATTCCATCACTAACTGCTAGTTTAAGTATCTCGCTTTCAGTCAAGTTTCTAGCTAGTGCGTGTCTATCTACATCACCAACCTCTTGTACTGTACCTAGATCAGCTATCTCTAATGTACACTTTGCACCTACAACTGCGTTGTCTTTATCTCGTATAATGTCATAAGTAAAGTTGTACTTACCACCTACAACATCAACCAATCTCTTTGTGTATATGTGGTGTGGTACATAGTCGCCATACTTTCCTTGTGGTGCTTTCTTTACTACACTCTTTGGAAAGTTAGCTGTTAATTTTTTATGTGTTTCTTTATCCATTATCGATCTCCTTAAACATTTCTACTGTTCGTTCTACTGAACTAAGTAAAGGTGTTTCTTTATCAAACTCTCCATTTGTTACAAGTTGCTCAATAATATATCTTGATACTTTCTCTATATTATCCATTGTTGTTTTCATTTCTCTCCTGTTCTGTGTGCCTACATTGTAGTTGTTATGTAAGACAATTTCTACTATAATAAAAGAAAACGATATTTGA